GGACCACCTTCGCCAGTTCTTGGCGGGCGATGTTCTGATCCGAGTTGTTTGCGGTGAATGCGTTGACCGGGGCTTGGCCGATGACGGCCAGCATGTCGTTGACGGCCTCAAGTTCCGTAAGCGGCGCGGCATACATGCGCGGGCCTCCTTTCGGAACGAGGTGAAAAAAAGGGCCGCCCCTTTGGAGGGCGACCCTTTCGTTTGGTGTCGGATTAGGCCGAGGTGACCAGTTCGACAGCTTCCGCAGCGCGGAAGACATCGGTGCCGGAGGTGTAGGCGGCGGTCAGCAGGTGACCACGCTTCCACGGCTGGTGGATCGTCTCGAAGTTGATCGCTTCCATTTCGGCGGTCGCGACTGCATCCTTGGTCCAGACTGCACCAACGGTGTTGGTGTAGTTGGCGCGGTAGCGGGTCGGGATGTTGGCGTTTGCCGTGTCGTTCACGCCGAAGGGCATGATGTTCGACTTCAGGATTTCGATACCGTCGATGGACGTCAGCGACATGCGGCGCAGCGAGGCGTCGCCACCGTTGAAATCACGGTTCAGGTTCTTGTCCGATTGAGCCATCAGATACCAAGAGGCGGTGTCGATGACCGCGTAGATGTCCTTCGACACGTCCACGTTCTTCTCGTCCATCTTCTGCTTCGCTTGCGAGATGGCTTCGAACAGGAGACCAGCGTTCGACTTCAGCGCAGCCTTGGTGACCGGCGTCGATGCGCCCGCGCCCAGAAGGTCGGCCGAGCGAGCAGCCTTAACGACCGCGCGAAGGATGTTGGCGTCGTGTTGGACGGCCAGTTCTTCGCCGAGTTGCTTCATCCATTCCGAGCGGACGGAGAAGTTCGACATCACTTCGTCGAGGTTGGCGAGGAACACGTCTGCGACGAGGGCTTCATCCGAAGACAGGACGATCTCGTCGTGCTGGATTTGGCCGCCGAGCAGTTCAGTGCCGGGGGTATGGTATTTTGCCGATGCACGGCCGACACGCGGGAAGCGCAGCGTCTTGCCGCCGTTGAGGTCGAACACGCGGTGGCGTTCGCGCATGATCGTGGCGCGCTTGTATGCGGCTTGGACTTCGCCACCGGCGAGGTCGAGATACAGGTCTTTGTTGCCTGCTGCACCGCCCGGCTTAAAGCCCGGAACGGAAGGAATAGAGTTAGCCATTTGGCTCCTTGGTTGATTGAAAGGGTTTGGATTCCCGTCGATCAATCGGAGGCCGTCTGGCGCGAGGTTGTGCGGGCGAAGCCCGGCCTCATCGCAGCCGGGAAATCCGCTTTGAATGTGGGAGAAAGGGTTGGGCCGGGTTTCCACCGGCCGCCCGTCCGAGGACGGTCAGCTTCATTTTTGCGCGTTGAGCATCGCGGCCCGGCGTCCTGTCCCGTGGGGACTGGCGGCTAGGTCTTACGGATCAGAAGACCCCAGCCGCTTTGGAGCGGGCAAGCTTCTCTTCGACGGTCGCGCGGTATGCACGGTCGCCTTTGAAGTAGCGGTCATCTTGGAGTGCGGCTTGGAATTCCGCCTTGGAGCGGAACACGTCGCCTACGGCTGCACCGGCTTCGGCTTCGATGAACGAGCCTTCCGCTGGCGCGGTCGCATTGTATTTCGACATCAGCCATTCGACGGCCTGTGTGGCGGTCTTGGGGTTGGTGACGAGGGAATCGTAGCTGTCGATCTCGGCTGCGGTCAGGCCGGTTGCGGCCCATTGAAGGGCGGCTCCAAGCTTTTCCTCACCGCCTGTGACAGCGAACACCTGCTGCATCTGACGCTCTTGTAGAGCCTCCAGACCAGCCAGATAGTTGTCGATATATTTCTGCGGCAGTCCGACTTCGACGAGTGCTTTCACATCGTCCTCGGTCAGCTTGCCTTCCGTCACGGTGTAGCGGGCTTCGAAGGTTTCGAGCGCTGCAACGAAGGGATTGGTTTCGCCTTCGGCCGGAGCGTCGGGCTTGGGGATCGTCAGACCGTCCACCTTGTCAGGCTCCGCTTTCGGGGCGCGCTGCTTGGTTTCAAGCTCGGCGTAGGATTTCACCAGATCATCGACACGGACGGTCTTCGTCGCCTCATCCCAGAATTTCTCGGGGATGTGTGCGGGCCGCTGGCCCTCTGTCGATGCGGTTTCCGGCGTCTCGCCCTTGAGCGATGAGAGATAGGTCGAGGGGTCAACGCCCTCGGGATAGGCGGACGCCGGAAGTTCTGCGGCCTGTTCAGCCGTCTGTTCGGTGGAGATCATTCAGTTCCTTGTTGGGGGTCGTCGGTCGCGGCCTTCATGGCGGCGTCCACAAAGCCGGGCGCCGCCGCTTGAGCGGTCTGCGCCATGGCGGCTTGCTGCTGCTCCTGCGCCATCTGTTCAGGCGATTTGAGCAGTGTCTTGAGATCGGTGACGCCGTGTTCGACGCCGAGTTTGTTGAGCAGCGCCGGGACATCGACAGCGGCAGCGAAGGCTTGCTGGCCAAAGATGCCGATGGCGTCGTTCGCCCACATGCGGACGCGGTTCACTTCGGCTGCGGCGCCCAAGGCCGCGAGGCCCGTGAGAACCTTCGGCTTGATGCCGTTCGGCAGCTTGGGGATCATCCGTTCGGAGGCGGCGATGTAGAGCAGTCGTGATGCGATGGCGTATTGGAGTTCGGCCGACAGGACCGAGTAGGTTCCGCCCAGCGTGTTCTCCAATTCCTCGGACGCCAGACGGACTTCCTCGGCCGTGACGCGCTCCGCATTGCGGAACTGCTGGATCAGGAAGGCGGTGTTGACCCGCGCTTCGATGTTCTCGGCCACCGTGCGGATGACAGAGAAGTCCTGCGACTTGTCGAGTTGGAGCGTCGAGACATCAGTGCTCTTGCCGTAGAGGTAGTCGCCCGATTGAGAGGCGGCGAGTTCCGAGGTCTGGAGCGACGAGTTGGGATCGACGAGGAAGGTGACGCGGGCCGCGACGGTCGCGAACTTGAGCATCGCCTCGTTGGCGTCCTCAAGGGACATGAGGTCGGCGCCATATTCGGTGACGTGGCTGCGGCCATAGTCAGAGCCGGGGACTGCGAGCCAGCGGAGGGCGAGCCAACCCGATTGTTCGATGGGTGCTGACCCCTCCGAACCGGGCACACGGACGTTGTTGATCTCCTGCCAGTGTTTGTGCTGCTCGCCCTCTTTCTCGACGACCGTGAAGATGTCGATGGGGTCTTCGGCCTTGCCGGGTTCCCATGTGACATTGCACAGCGCGCGGACTTCAGCGCTCAAGGTCGAAGGATAGACCTTCTCCTGAACGACGATGCTGATGGGCTGACCAACACTATTGCGCTTAAGCACATATTGGTCGAGCCGGTAGATGCGGGGTGCGCCCTTGGTGGGAATCCACAGAAGGACGTTACCCGCGATCACGAGGTGCTTCAGAGCCTCGGCGATAACCGGGCGCATCAGGCGATCCTCTAGGATGCTCGAAGCCGACTGCGCGTATTGCGCCATCGTGGCGTCGGCCGCGTTCTTGTCGAAGTTCGGGTCGGCCATCAGACCTTCGGCCACGGACGCATCCAGCGTCAGGCGGAAGAAGGGGATGTTCGTCGGGAACAGCGTCATGAAGAGACGCGACGACAGGCTGCGGACGCCGTGTGCGCCTACCGATTGGTAGGGCTGTGTCGGGGTGAAGTGTTCGTTCTGGCCTGATTCAGGAACCAGACCGGGAATGGTCAAACGCGAAGCGGCCCGCGCCTTGTCGAGGACAGTGGTGCGGGCGGTGAGCAGCGCGTTGAATCGCGCTGCTGCGGTCTTCATGCGTTAAAGCTGGGCTTTCTTCATTAGGGCGCGACCCGCCAATCCAAGTGCACCGGGCATCTGGGAGAGGACGGGGGCCAAGGCGAGTTGCTTGGCGGTCAGGCCGGAGCCATTGGACGGCGCGGTTGTAGGGGCGGGCGTGGGCGCGGCTGTCTGGGGTGTGTTGGCCGTCCCGCTGGCGCCGCCGCGACGGATCGTCAGCGATTGGACGCCGCCACGACGGGCGCGAAGGACTGACGGAAGGCCGTCGAGGTAGGGGTTGCGAAGAACCGGGGCTTCCTTGGCTTCAGCAGCGGCCGATGTGACGACCTTGGGTTTCTTGACGAGGCACATAATCAGCCCTCCGGTAGGTTGGATGCGGCCTCGAACTCGGCGCGCATCTGGAGCGCAACGGAGCGCTGGCCAGCGGCGAACATGATTTCGTCGAGGGTCTGACCGGGGCGTGGTTTGGTCTCGGGGAAACGGCGTTCAAGGAAAGCGATGAAGTCTCTGACGGTCGCGGGCATTTCCTCCCGGCGACCATGGCCGGTCGGCGCGTAGCGTTCAGACATCAGACGGCCGGGGTGTCTTTCCAGACGACCCCGATGACGCCAGCGACTGCGGCGCCGACTGCCAGAGCGACATCGACGTAAGCGGGATCAATGACAATGCCGAGGGCGGTCAGGATGCCGACTATGCCGACGTATGTGCTGCGCTCTTTGAGGCGCGGGATGACGTAATGAGCGATGGCGTTCATGCGAATGCCCTTTCGAAAGAAATGGATGGTGGGGAGGCGTCGCGGTAAAATCGGCGATGCTGAAAGTTGAGGGCCGTTGGGCCGGAAAGATCGAAGAACTGCTGGCCGCCAGCGATGCGAAACGAGCGGTCCCGCTGCCGAGGGCGAGCCAATACAAGACCAAATGTCGGCACTGTGAGAAGCCGCTTATCGGGCGTCGAACGTGCGATGAGACCTGCCAAGCGGCGGCCTATGCCGCGAAAGTGGCGGCCCGTGTGACCGTCATCGCCACCTGCTCTGAATGTCAGAAGCCGTTCGAAGCGATCAAAAGCAATCGGGTTAAATCCCTCTGCTCCAATAGTTGCAGCAGCAAGAAAAGCCGACGCCTCATGCTCGGAAGGTGATCGGGCCAAGCACTTCAGAGTCCCCCCACATCCTGAACGCCAGCGCGGCCTTTGGATCGGCTATCGAGATCAGGGTTCCGCCGGTCGGCTGAAGTCCCATGATGTAGAGGTCATTGAGATCGTGCTGGATGCCCTGTGACAGGAGCCATGCCGACGCCTCTTCGCTAATGTCCGTAGGCATCAGGAAGTGCGCGACGCTCGACTGCATCAGGGCCACTAGGGCGACGAAGACTTCGACATCCGGCTTCAATCAAGCGCGACGAAGTTCGCCCTCGGCATAGTCACGGATCGCTTGGACATGCTCGGTGTGCGGACCGGTCGCTTGCGACATCATCCGCTGTGATGCGTAGACGAGATCGTGCGGATCGACGCCGACGCCCTCGCACATGGCGGTCAGGGCCAGCGCGACAGCGCGGATTTGGTCGGCCGGGTCCAAGCGTTGAACACGATCCAGAACGATGAAGGCGGGTTCGCGAAGCACGGCGACTGATGAGGCGGTGCGGGTGCGATCACCGAGGCTTGGGTCTGAAAAAATCATGGGAAGGTTTCGGGTTATCAAGAGGTGCTGGTGGCGATCATCCGAAGAGATATTCGCTGCGTCGGATGGCCTCGATGTCGAGGTCGCCGAACGGTGGGAGGGGCGGAAGCTGGCCGTGGAATTCCTCGGGAAGCTGGGCCAGCAGTTCGTCGCGAAGTTCAGCGAGACGATCCACGCTGTATTGATCGGCGAAACTATCGCGGAGGATGCCGCGCATTTCGTAGGCCCGGCTCGCGAGACAGCCGAAGCTATCGTGCACCACGGCTAGGTCGATGGCCTGTGCGTGGCAGCGGTTGGCCACATCCATCAGGTGGGCGGCGTCGAAACTATGGATGACGTTGGGCGCGATGGCGTTGGCCTGACGGCGCCCGTCGATGCCCTTGTCGTCCGCGTGGACGATCAGGCGCATTTCCTTGTTCTGATGATAGACGCGGATCATGTCGCGGCGGGTGTTCGGATAGTCCTGCAACACCGGAAGCCCGGCCGGTGTCGTCCACCAGATCGGCTTGCCAGCTTTCGTCATGACGCGGGCGGCCTGACGCAGCCAGTCCATGGCGGCGGACGCCGCGATGACCGTCTCGCGGATCGAGTCCCAGAGGACATGCGACATGGCGAAACTGGCGGCGTAGTTGTCGCCGTCGATGTGCTGGCCGTCGCGGTCGATCTCGCGAAGGGTCTGATAGATTTGATCCAGCATCCCATAGCGGGTGGCGCTGTATGTGAACGTCATGGTCGGACGCTTGGCGACCTTCCGCGTGACCTTGCCGTCCAGCCATAGGCGGACGTTCTCGTCGTCGGAGGCATCGACCTTGGCTTGGGCCAGCCTCGCCACGTCGCTGTAGATGTCGGCGGGGCGATCCTGCGGCACGAGGTTCACGGCGGCGCCGCCAACCGGATCGCGCAGCAGGGCGCTGAAGTGTTGAAGGCCAGAGTTTGAGCCGTCGAGGTGGATCGGCAGGTGCGTGATCCAATCGCCGCCGTTCTCGAAATAGCCCAGCCATTCGAAGCAAGCCGCCAGCGCGAGGAAGGGGTTGTCGGCCGTGGCCCAGAAGCGTTCGCCGTCGAGGGGATCACGCGCGCTGTCGAGGATCATGGCCTCGTTGGCGAACACCCAATCGACCCGCTCTTCGAACGGAAGCTTGTCCTGTCCGAACTGGTTGGCGAGGTGGATGGCCAACCATTGGGCGCCTTGGTCTGTGATCGGCTCGCCTCGGGCGAACTCCAGCAGGGCTTTCGACAGGTCGTCGCCTTGCGGGTTCGGGCCGCCGACAGGGATGGGGTAGACGCGACCTCGGAAATCGAGGGCGTGGGGGAAGAAGATTTCTTCCTCGTCCCTGAACTTCTCGGCGATCCAAAGCCTCTGGCTCATGCTGATGCGTTGAGCCACCTGCTTGTTGTTGGCGTCGTAGATGTTCATCGCCTCGCGCTTCCAGCGGCCGATGACTTCCTCGTCGTCAGTGACCGGGCGGACGGGGACGGGCTGCGGGTCGCGCTCGGGCAGACCGCCCAGAAGTCCGCCGCCATCCCAGATGGAGCGGACGATCTCGTAAAGCCGGGTGTTAATCCGCCACGGTGTGGACTGGACGGCGTTCACCGCGTCGTAGACGGCGGGCATTTCCACGTCGCGAATCTGCTCGTGGTATTTCCGGTTCGCCTGTTTCACGAGGCGGTTGCCGGGATGCTTGGTGATGTAGCCGCCGCGATGCGGGCTGACCCAGCGACGGGGCGGGACGATCATCGGAAGGTGGATCGGCGACAGCAGTTCGCAGCGGGCGTGCTGTTGCTCCAGCCACTTGTGAACGGCCTCGGTCGGACGGATGCGACGTTTGCCGAACCCTGTCGTGTCGATGACGAACAGTCCCGTGGCGTCGCAGAACAGTTCGATGGCCTTCACGCCAGCGCGTAGCCGCTGCTTCATCGTGAAGGTGCGATCCGCGCCCATGCGTTCGTAGAACCCACGCAGGTTCCGACGCCGACGTTTGGTCTGGGACTTCCGGCCCTGCTTCAGCAGGTGGGTCTTCAAAGCCTTCACCGAACGCTGGCGAACCGACAGCAGTTGGATGTGGTCGATCATGGCGTCGGCGACGCGCAGAGCCGTGGCCGTCAGCATCATGCCTTCAGCGGCGGCGTGCATGACGACGCGCGCCGTCAGGGCTGCGGCTTCCTCGTCGCCGATGGAGCAGAGGATGTCGGCCGCATCGACGCTGACGGCGGCACCATTCAGCGCGCGGTCTTTGAAGTCCGCGAAGGCTTCGGCGGTTGGCTCGATGGCCAGACGCACAAGTTGACGGCCGGGTGGAAGGTCGCCTTCCTGTTCAGCCGAGGACACTTCGTCTCGCCATGGAAGCGGACGTGCGCTGCGATAGCGCTCCGCACCGAGGGCGCGGGATTCGTTTTCGAGTTCGATTTGGCGTCGAACTTTTTGGGTAAAGGTTTCGGAGATCACCTCGATATTTATCGAGGCGCGTCAGGCCCTGATGGGCGGACAGAACCCTACGCAGCGGCGGCGCGGCGCCTCACGAAATCACCCATCGTGGCGACTTTCGACGGGTCAGGCACCACGCCAAGCATGGCTTGGAGATAGCCCGGCCCGGCCTCGGGGTTCAGGACGTGTCCGGTCAAGTCGAACTCTCCGACGAGCGCGCCTTTGTCGTTGAACTTGAACCCGGCAATCCCGCCGACAAGGGTCATCGTGTAGGTCTTCATCACCACGCCATCGACCACATCTGCCGTGTCGCACTCGATACGTTCGACGACGGTCTGGATCGCTTGGGAAACCTTCATGCGGGCGGGCTGACGGATTGCATCATCGGGGTCGGTGATGGCCTGTTGAACTTCCAGAACGCGAAGCATGTGGTCCGCGTGATTGACCGCGCCTTGCGCCAGTTCGAGGTCTGCGACCGCCGATTCGATCCGCGCCTTGGTGGTCTTGATCGTGGCTTCCACGCTCTGCCGTTCGGCAACGAGCGTCGGGTCCGGTTCGTCGGTCATGACGATCAGGTTGAGCATCCGCTTGGACTTGGTGGTCAGGTCAACGACGAGCTTTTCGAGTTCGGCGATCTTCGTCTTGATCGGGCGGGTTTCGTCAGGGCGCGAGAAATAGCGGCTGTCGAGTGCAAGGTGCAGCATCTTGGTCAGGGCCGCATCTTCGAAGGCCCGATACCGGAGCGACGTTTTCTGCTCGCATTTGCGGCCCCTGAATACGTTCGAGCAGATCAGGTTGGCCCGTGGTGTCGGACCATTGCGAAGGGTCATGGTCGAGCCGCATGACGCGCAGCGAATCACCGACTGGAACAAGTTGCGAAAGCCCATGCGGTGTCCGCCGCCCGAGCGTTGGCGCATCTTTCGAGCCGAGCGAGCAGCGGTCACCAGATCGGCAGCGATGATTCGCGGGTAGTAACCCACGATCTTGTCGAACGTGTTGATCTTCGCCCCGTCCACGAGGCGGCGCGGCTGGTGGTCGCCTTCCACAGCAGGGCTATTGATGATCTCGGAAATGTAGGTCGGCTCCCAGCCGCCTCGCGCCTTGCCCCACGTTTCGACGGGGACATCGTTGAGACGCTTGGCGATGGTGCGGGCGCCAACGCCATCTGCGGTCCACTGGAAAATCTGCTGAACCAGAGCAACGCGGGCAGCATCTTGGATGAACGAACCGTTCTCGACGCGCAGCCATCCGGGGCAACGCGCGGACATCACCTTGCCAGTCGCCGCCGCTTTGGCGCGGTTGCGGGCTTGTGCGTCCATGATCCGCTCTGACTTTTGCTGGCTTTCCTTCAAAGCCAGTTCAGAACGAATCAGAATCTCAATGTCCTCGGTCATGTTCGCTTGCAGCGTCTTGGCCGTGTAGAGGCGCCCGCCGTCCACCGTAGCGACGCCCATGCCGAGGTCGGTCACATCCTCCAACCAGCGGCGGGTGATGCGACGGTCCTGACGGCTCAAGCGGTCCAGCTTCTCGACAAGGATGACCGTGCCGGGTTCGAACTCGCCCGACATGATGCGCTTGGTCAGAAGTCCAAGATTGCCCTTGGACAGGTGGTCACCCTTCCAAGCCGAGCGTCCGCGATCTTCCACGAACTCGATTTCCGTCCAGCCTTCACGAGCAATGTGGGCGCGGGCCAACTCAAGCTGACGCTCGATGGACGAACCACGCTCCTGCTGGGCCGAGGAAAAACGGGCGTAGATGATGCAAGGCGTGACGGTCATGAGGCTCCACGAGCGATTGGCGACGCTTTAGCTTCTCATGGAACGGGGAGGGGTCAACCAAATCGCCTCCAAATCCGTGACTTGCCGACGCCGTTTCTCGCTCCCATCTTCGAGTTCCAGCGTCAGAGTGTGACGTGTAGCTGAAAGGAGGTGATCCAGTGTCTCATTGTCATCAATCGCGTGCGGTGGCCGCGACCCTGGTCCTCGGAGAGGTCCGGGCCTGACCTTTTGGTTGGCGCTA